GGGAGAGATCCCATACTTTTTGAAGCAGACTCTACTATACTTCTTATATAAATAATTTCCTGTACTTTATGTGTACGCAATAACTGTAATGCTACATAAACTGAAAGATATGTTTTTGCCGACCCAGCTGGTCCGTCAACTATTACCATTTTACATTGATCTTTAAAACAAGCCTCAAGAAATTCTTGATGAACAGGGGTAATTTCGTATTTTTGTTTTATATCAAAATCTAAGAATATATTTTTTTGTATACTTTCTTCAATTTCGTTGTTCTTTATAACTGTTTTTCTACTAACTCGTCTACCGCTTAATGCAGTTTTCTTAGTTGAGTTAGAAACCGACGCGTCCCGTCTTTTTCTAGCCATATCTGTAAGTATTTATTGCATTTCACGTAAATTGAAATCAATAATTACACATTTATTAGTGATAAAAATATTTACAGGTTGGAGTAATTCAGGTGGTTCAACGACCGCATTAATTAATCTATGTAATTTATTTAACAACAATGGTTATGAATGTGTAATGTATGGCCCACACGACTGGCATCTTGATAAATGTCGTGGAGCAAAGCTACAAACGGCGACTATTAAAGAATCAGATAAAGTTATATACCATTTTTTAAATATAAGAAAAACAAGACCGCCAGTTGATAAGTTTATTTTAAGCTTACATGAAAAAGCTTTATACCCTCTTAGAGAAAAACCTGTTCATATTTTTGATAAAATACATTTTTTAAATAAAGAGCAAATTAATTGGCATGGTGTTTATAAAGATCTTTCATGGTTTATATGTGGTAATGCTCATGAGAAGTTAATACCCTTTAAACAGTCGAAACAGAGAGTAGCCGGCATTATAGGTAATATTGATAAAAATAAGCAAGTACATATTTCAATACAACGAGCTCTTAAAGATGATCATAAAGATATTCGAATATATGGTAACAATAATGATCCTCAGTATTGGAATAGTCATGTACAACCGTTGTTAAATAAACATTCTAATATAGTTAAATTTATTGGATATGAGAACGATAAACAAAAAGTGTATAATACATTAACTGATGTATATCATTCTTCACTATCTGAGAACGCTTCGCTTGTATATGATGAATGTAGATTGACAGAAGTTAATTTTCACGGTAATGAAAATATTGTTAATCAGCCTATTTGGCATAATGATGCTATTTTAAAATTATGGGCTACCCAATTAGAACTATGAGCAATATTATTCAAACACTATGGATTGGAGATACTCTTTCAACTATGGAGATTTTATCTTTAAATTCGTTTGTTAAAAATAATATGGAGATTCATTTATATTGTTATGAAAACATACAAAATGTACCTAACGGAGTAGTTATAAAAGACGGTATAGATATTCTACCTAAAGAAGATATCTTCGCATATCAAATTGGACCCGGTAAAGGATCCTATTCTGCTTTTTCTAACTATTTTCGATATAAGCTTTTATATGAGAAGGGCGGTTGGTGGGTCGATACAGACATGGTTTGCTTACAGCCATGGGATTTTACAGAAGATTATGTATTTTGTTCTGAGGAAGATTATGAAACACATAAACCGATATTAAACACAGGAGCTATTAAATGTCCAAAAGCTGATAAGTTGTTGGATTATTGTTATAATGAATGTCTAAAAAAGGATAAGCAACTATTACAATGGGGAGTCGTTGGTCCTAAGCTGCTAAACGAAGCTGTAACTAAATTTAATTATAATCAATATATTAAACCTATACATACGTTTTGTTTTATAGCGCCTTTTAGGTCAAATCTGTTTGTTATTCCAGGACAAAAAATAAAACCTAGTAAAAGTATATATGGATTACATTTATGGAATGAAGCATGGCGCCGATTAGGTATAGATAAGCATGGACAATACCCTGAAACTTCAATCTATGAGCAATTAAAATTAAAATATGTATAATATAGTATTTTTAGTTAAAAAAGATTATTTCAACACGAAGATGTCCCGTGTTAGATTTCATTCTATTAGAGCTTTATTTAACAATGAGCGAGTTAATGGCATATACGCAGGTCCTGGTTGGGATAATTGGACTTCGACCGCATCAGCACAAGAGAATTTGAATGATATTCTTAAGGGACAGGAATGTCATTTGGTTATTGGTTATAAGCCTCTTGAAATACAAGGATTTGCGGATATTTCTTATACAAAATGCATTCGCTATAACGAAATGTACGATAGGAATTGGACGTTAAAAGAAATAACTGAAAGTAAAACTAATGTTATTATATGTCATCATTATAATGATTATAAAGAATATGCAAATATTCTAAAAAAGAAAAAACTTAAGCATATTAAGCGCTTAACTTGGATACCACATAGCGCCGAAGCAAATATATTTAAACCTAAACCAGAAATAGAAAAAAAATATGATGTAGCACTGGTCGGTGCTACTAATGCTACAACGATATTAGGAGAACATTACCCCTTAAGAGTAAGGATGTCTAGATTACTTAAATATATGCCATCTCAATATAAATGTACTGTTATTCCGCACGTCGGTGGTGAACATTCTGATGCATATACAGATAAATATGCTGTCGATTTTGCTAATAAAATAAATTCAGCTAAAATTATTATAACAGATAGTGGTGTTCCTAAATCTAGATTTGGAAAGTATATAGAAGTACCTATGTGCGGTGTTGCTTTAGCAGGAGATGTATATGACGATCATCCAAAAGATGTTAAATTATTAAAGTCTTTTTTAATTGATATTAATATGCAAATGTCTGATGAAGAAATTATTAAAAAACTTGTTTATTATCTAGAGAACGAAAAAGAAAGAAATATATTAATTGATAACGGTATAAAATATACATTAGATTTTTCTCAAGAGAAATATGCTGATAGGTTTATTGAACGAGTATTAGAGCCTATTAAGCGACCCCAGAGAAATTGGTATGATGATCTTTGTGATTATTATAATGTCTCTCCAGAGGAAGCTGATAAATTAGGAACAAGATCTTCAGGAAGAAAGCCTTCTTTCCCTGGTTCGGCAACTTGTCAACCTGTATCTGGGATGACAATGGAAGAAATATGGGAAAGTAACCCAAGAGACACAACAGCTGAAATATTTGAATTTTATAAAGATCTAGGTTCATGGTCTTCTTTTCGTCAATGTAAATATCATGCAGAAGCTGGAGGAAACGTTCACCGAGTAGGTGAGTTTTTAATGAAAGATATAAAAGATAATTATTTTGATGAAAAAAAAGATGAATATCATATTTTAGAATATGGTAGTGGAGTTGCTCCTACGTCTATATGGATTGCAGATAATTTTCCTGAGTTAAGAGATAAAATATTCTTTTATATTGTTGATGTGCCTTGTGAGCATTTAACATTTGGAGAGTGGAGATTAAAGACAAGAGGTTTTAATGTTCATAAGCACGAACTTAAACCAGATATTTTCCCTGAATATGATGTTAAATTTGACGCAATGCTGTTTGTAGATTGTTTGGAACATATGGATGCTCCTTATAATGCAATAAAGCATTTTTTATCATGTTGTCATAACAAAACTCTTTTCTTTGAAACTTGGGTTGAACATACTGACAAGGGAGTTGGTTGTGACTTAGATAGAGACGTAGAGATAACAAAAGAATTAATAAATAAAGAATTTTCACTAATCGCATGTAATGATGGATCTATGAGAAGATGGATAAAAAGATAAAAACAACATCTCTTAAAGATTTCTTTCAGCGGATCTCTTACAACTGGGAGAAAGATAAACAGTTATTATCAGAGATATTAAAATTATCAAAAACAAGAGTCAATTATTCTATTAATGAATTTACTTTATCATGGGGAATGGAGCAGACATTTTTTATAAAGGCCTGTTGTGAATCAATTGGTTGTAAGAATTTTTTTGAAATAGGAACCGGGCGAGGAACAGCTTCGTACGCAGTTTCCCTTATACCACATATAGAAAAAGTAGTAACAGTAGATATCATACCACATACTCAAAAGCAAAACACTGCAATTAACTTTAAACCTGCTGTTGTTTCTAATAGAGATCTCTATGAAATGGTTTCTTTAGAGGAAAAAGAAAAAATAACCTTTCATCATGTTAATGATTATCAATTTATATTAGAAAATTATAATTCATTTTTTGATATAGCTTTTATTGACGGTTGTCATGAAGACTATGATATAATAATGAATGATTTTGAGATAGTTTCCCGAATTATTAAAAATGGAGGTTGGATTATTTGGGATGACTATGATCCAAATAAATTTGAAGTAAAAAACGTGGTAACTGAAATAGTTAAAAAGTATAAATTAAAATGTGAACTTATTGAATTTAGAGGACATCTTTTTGGTGAAAAAGCTCCTGAAAAACAAGCAGGGGAAATAATAATGAAATTTATTAAATGAATTTACAAGCTAAAACTTTACATAAAGATGAACAGCGTATTTTATATCAATATATATCTTATAAAAAACCTAAAATAATTATGGAATTCGGGACCCAGTTCGGTCTTAGTGCGGCGTTTTTTGTCGACACTACCATAGCACTCGGATTAAAAACTCACATACATTCCTGGGATGTGATGATACCTCTAATGGACCGACCGTTGTCGTGCTCATCTAATTTTTCTTTTCATCTCGAAAATATAACAGGAAAAGAAAAGGATGTGTTAGATTTTTATAAACCAGATTTTCTCTTTTTAGATGCACATGCTTATAAATTGACCCGGAATTTAATGAAAGAATGCTTACACAGGGGTATTGATTTCGTCTGTCATGATGTTAGGCTTGATATTCTTGCAAATCTTAAAAAAACAACAAATAATTTTCAAAAGAGAGAAGGTATGGATATGTGTCAATGGGAGGTTTATTTATTAGGAGAATTAATTCATAAAGATCTCTGGGAGAAGGATAATTATGAAGACGATCTAGTTCGTGTATCATGTTACCGACAACCANTTGATAAAATTGTTATAGAAAGAGCATATGGCNTAGCGGTTATTGAGTCAAAACAATGAATTTTGTGCTTTTAGAAATGACCTTTTTAAGGTATTTTATTCCTTTAATAATAGAAGGGAATAAACAGGGTATTAGCTCTCATATGTATTGGGCTCCCTGCGGTAAATACAATTGTCCGGCGATTAATTATTCTCTCCTTGTTGATTTATCTAATGAGTATAAGTTCAAACTAATTAAAATAGATAAACTAATAAAAATTAATAACTGTGTGTTTTTTATAGAGGGTGTAGGTGTTGATTTAATTGATTCTCCGAACAAACTCTCTATGACCTATATGACTGATTATCAAGTATTGTGGGATAAGTATTGGAATAAAATAAATTATTGTATTTTTCCGAGTAAACACTTCTCACAAAAAATAAAAAAACAAGACGATCCTAAAAGTTTGCATTTCGGTTCAACTAAGTATGATTTAGATTTGGATTTAGCTGAAATTAAAAACAATTATAATATGTCGTATAAAAATGTATTGTTATTATATCCTAAGTTAAGAGATGTTAATAGAATAAATGTGACCAATATTATAAATACACTTCATAAATTAGATTATAAAATTTTTATTAAAACGAGAGGAAAAGATCCANTTAGGGATGTATCTAGTTTTAAAGGTACGATTNTTCATGACGGAAAATGGTTTCCTCATCCTTCTATCGACTTGATGTGTGCTTGTGATTTTGTAATTAACTTTGATTCTACCGCAATTAAAGAAGCAGCGGTTCTTAAGACTCCGGTTATTAATTATCACATTAAACCAAAAGGTCATGGCGCTCCTGCAAGACTTGATTTCTTATTAAACGAGAATTTTATTTTTCATGTACATGATAATATTGACGACTTAAAAGAAACTATAAAAACCATTGAAATGACAGATTTTTCGAATTATTTTGAAAAAATAATACAAGCTAAACTTTTTAATAGAAGAGAAGTCTGTAAAAAGATATTATCTTTTATAAAGTAATGAAAANTGTAGCTATAATACCAGCAAGAGGTGGTAGTAAGAGGTTACCTAGAAAAAATATTTACAATATTTGGGGGCAACCTATGATATATTGGAGCATAAAGGCAGCAAAAGAGTCTAGATATATTGATGATGTCTATGTTACGTCAGAAGATAGTGAGATTTTAAAAATTAGTAAAAAATTCAAAGCAAAAACAATTAAAAGACCGTTAGAATTAGCTAATGATATCACTTTTAAACAATTTGCAATAACACATGCATTAAGACAATTAAAGAGCTCTTATGATATAGTTGTTTCTCTTCAAGCTAATTCCCCAGAAGTGAATTCAAATGATATAGATGCAGCAATAACAAAATTTATAAAATATGATCGAAATGAACTCTTTACTGTTGATAATAATTTAATACAACACGGTGCTTTTCGTATTTGGAAATATGAATACGTCTTTCAAGAAGCATTAAGTACTAAGTCTGGAGTTTATATTGCAAATTATATAGATGTTCATACTATAGAAGATATAAAAAAATTAGAGAGAATTAAGAAACTTGATAAAAAGTAAGAATAAGATATTTTTAATCTCAGAAATACATCCACAACATAGTGGTAGTTTAGATGATTTAAAGACAATGGCANTTCAGTCAAAAGTTGCTGGTGCAGATAGTGTTAAAGTCCAGTTATATAGTTCATTAGACTTACANGGTAATGATAAAAAGGCATATTTAGAAATTACTTTTGAAGAATTAAAAAATATNAAGGCNTATTGTGAAAAGATTGAAATTGATTTGTTTGCTTCGGTGTTTGATATAGAGCGGTTTGATTGGTGTGAGGAATTAAACTTTAAATATTATAAGGTTGCTAGTAGAGTTTCGGATTCTTCTCTTATTGAGAAGATGGTCGAAACAAATAAATTGTGTTTTATTTCTAATGGGTTTGATAGTAGTAATTTCTTATGGGCAAAGTATGATAATGTTAAGTATTTTTATTGTGTCCCGGAATATCCTACTTTTTTAGAAAA